CATGTGGAAGGGGTGCATCAGAATGTTGTGCTCTGCTTGGAAGACAAGCATGTAGTTGAAGGTGCCACTGATACCCAGGGGCATAGCATCGGAGAAAGAACCTTGACCGAAGGGGTAGACCAGGAACACTGCGCTAGCAGCGGCAACAGGTGCCGAGTAAGCAACACAGATCCAAGGACGCATACCCAGACGATAGGACAGTTCCCACTCACGACCCATGTAGGCATAGATGCCGATCAGGAAGTGGAAGACAACCAGTTGGAAAGGACCACCGTTGTAAAGCCACTCATCAAGGGAAGCTGCTTCCCAGATGGGGTAGAAGTGAAGACCAATTGCGTTTGAAGAAGGAATAACAGCACCAGAAATGATGTTGTTACCATACATCAGTGAACCAGCAACAGGTTCGCGGATACCGTCAATATCGACGGGGGGTGCTGCGATGAACGCAACGATGAAACAAATAGTAGCAGCAAGCAGGCAAGGAATCATCAGGACTCCAAACCAACCAACATAAAGACGATTGTCGGTTGAGGTGACCCAGTTGCAGAATTGTTCCCAAGTATTCGATTGTTGTTGACGTGAAAGTGTAGCAGTCATTGTTTTAAACAGTTAGTAAGACCATCAGGGAAATGGTGGAGTTACTATGCTCCCGCCACCCTCAGGCGGGATATGAGAGACGTGCTTTATACACCCTATAGGTCTCGGTTTGGGGTGTTGACAACAAAAACGGAATGTTACAGGTCCTTAAAGAACCGTTACATTCCGTAACGTGTTGATGTATTTATAATAACACTAAGGTCTCGGTCCTGTCAACCCCCCCAATCAGATCAGATCTGGATAGATGCGAATGGTGTTGCCCATACCAGAATGAGATGTACACTGATAGTAGAGGGTGCTAGGTGCATTGAAGGGGACCTCAAATACAATTGTACCAGTCGCAGCACCGTTATTAGTTACACCATGGTTGTATGCAGTTCCACCATCAGATACTCTAATCTCAAATGGATGGGATCCACCAGACTGGTTATTGAATGCGTACTTCTGACCTCGTGCCAGATAAAGAACTGGATCATTAGTCGTTACGGTGAATCCAATTCCAGTAAAGGTGTAATCGGTAGATGCATTATCACCAAGAGTCCAAGTAGGATATGATTCAACACCAGTTAATGTAGATCCATCACCAGAGAATGATGTTGCAGTAAGAATACCAGTTACAACTACTCCAGTTGGAGTGGTTCTAAACTTCTCACCATTGTCGTAGTAGAGTTTGACATCAGAGTTCTCATTGAACTGAGCGAGGGTCTCAAATGAAGCATTCTCAATCTTCAATTGATTTGTTCTGATAGTCAACTCACCAGTTGGATTGTTCTCTTTGATGAAGGAGTCTGTTCCGTCATGCTCAAATACCAATCCAGTAGAAGCATCGCCAACGCTAACGGTGCTTGCAGTAAGAATACCAGTTACAACTGCACCAGTGTTTGTGGTTCTAAATTTAAGAGCATTGTCATAGTAAAGATCTACTGATCCACCATCAGTAAAGGTTGCCATTTTTTGATGGAAAGTGCTCCTCCTAATCTCAACTCTTCCTGTAGCATTTCCAGGAGGAGTTTGAATATAAAGATTAGATGATGATGAAGCACATCCAATAAATCCGTTAACTCCATTATAGTTTATATTGAGACCTTCGCCACGATTAGTTCCAAATCGCAATTGATCAAAATCATCAATATTAACACTATTTGAAAATGTAGTAACTCCACTTACATTCAAGTTTTGAGTTTGTGTGGTTCCATAAACCGTTGCACCATATCCAGTGGTCTGAATTCTCAGAGCATCTGCATAATAAAGATTGGCATCTGCATTGGTATTAAACAGAGCAGACTTATTACCACTAGTATCACTAACTCTTATAGCAGTTCCATTTGACTGAATTTGCAGTTCACCAGTTCCAGAATCTCTGATAATAGAATCAGAACCACTATGCCAAATCTGAAGGTCATTAGTATCACCAATATTCAGGACATTATTATCACCAAGGTAAACATTGTTTTGGAATGTGGCGATTCCAGACGAGACAAATTCTGTTGTGGTGATTCTTGTTGCGCCACTTACAGAAGCAGCATCTACGTTTGTTAAACCAGATCCATCACCAATAAATGATGTAGCATACATGGTCCCAGTAACGGTGACACCAGCACCAATCGTAGTAAGTTTTACTGCATTATCTTTGTAGAGTTTTGTTCCCGTACTATCAGCACTAATTAATGATCCCTTACCAGCATATGGATCGGTTACTAAAAATTCTTTTGTTTCAATATCTAAGACAGCATTAGTATTGCCCGCACCACTCTTAATTGCATTACGAATTGTTCCTGCAACATCCGCAGAATCAATTGTCATGTGGGTTACTGCAACACCAGCATTGGTTGTACCAATGTCAATGGTTCCAGTTGCATGAATAGTATTAAAAAATGATGTTCCAGTGGTATCAATACCTGCTTGAGATCCGCCACCACCAGGGAGATTGGTTAATCCAGATCCATCACCATAGAAAGTTGCTGCGGTTACAGAGGAAGAAGCAGATACATTTGATAAAGATACTGCACCAGTAATACTAACTCCAGAATTAGTTGTCTGAAGTTTTAAATCCGCACCATGATAAAGAAGTACCCCATTATTACCAGTTGTTGGTATTAATTGAATATTAGTATTATTATTCAAGACCAGTCTTGGTCCAGATCCACCACCACCCTGTACCGTGAGTGGAGAATTTGTTTTTAGAATATTCTGTCCGCCGTTATATATTTGGAGTGGAGATACTCCTCCCCCCAAAAATACATTTGAATTAAATGTAGATACTCCAGAGACTGTAATAGATTCTGTACTAATTGTAGTGGTGCCAACACCAACTCCTCCACCACTGATTCCTGTTAAGTTAGAACCATCACCATAAAGAGTAGTTGCAGTTAATACACCAACGACACTAACATTTCTTCCTACCTGAAGATCTGTACTAATGGCAACATTAATGCCATTTAAATTGATGTTATTAGGACTAGAGATCGTAGGAGTACCAGCAGATCCAACGATATTGATTTCCCTTACACCAAAAGCTCTATCTGCCATTATTCAAAACACGGTTTTTTAGTATTTATTATTGATAGGATATTGTGACGTTACCAGTAACACTCATTCCACCACCCTCAAACATTCTTCTACCACCAACAATTACAACTGGTTGACTTGGTGTTGATTCATTACCAGTCTCTGCATCGTAAATAATGATTGGAGTAGATCCCTCAAGACTGTTAACGTCTGCCCAAGGACCACCACTAATATCACCAGCACCAGATACTGCAGTGTCTTGTCCATAATGAAAATCAGCACTGGATTGTACTTGTAATGTAGTAACTCCAACAGGTTGGTTATGTCCTCTCAACCAATTCCTAACATCTTGCCATCCCCAGTCACGATTGTTCTCTAATTTAGTTGCGATTAGTCCACATGCAACAGGACATGCTGCACTTGTTCCACTAAATTTATTATCATAATAATAAGTAAATCCACTCTGTCCACTTGGTACAGAATCGTGTCGAGCATATCCAGAACCACTTACATTAACTGCAGTAAGGATACCATCAGCAGCAGCATAGCAATCAATTTCTGATCCCATATCACTATAGGTTACCTTCCTCTCTCGATAACCTTGTGCAGAACTATACTCATCATCAAGAGCACCAATATTAATAACAGGATAAGTATAAATGGTTCCACCAACACCAGTTCTAGTCATTCCACCTTGCTGTGGAAATCCTCTTCTATTGGTATATGGATATGTTCTCAAACTAAATTCATAGAAGAAGTTTGCTCCAACAGTAACTCCAAGTCCAGTATTCCAATAGTTGTCAAAGTCTGGATGATCAGAACTTGTCTGCTTTTGGTTACTATTTCCTGCTGCTCCAACAAAAATAACACCAGCATCAATCAACTCATCCAATGCTTGTGTTGTTGAGTTAGGAAGCATCTCCCCTTTCATTCTATAACTATCACCCCAATATCCAACCCATCTCATAAATCCTGGTTTTGTATTTGAACTACTATAAGGACTACGAGATGAAGAAGAGGAATAAGATACTCCACTAGCACCGCGATAATAGTAATATGCAGTATCACTGGGGACAGCGCGATATCCCCAACTGTTAGAACAGATTGTGGGATCCTTTGTTCCGTATTCTGGATTAACAGGTTTCATTTGATGGAACAATTTCTGAGCATCAAAACCTGCTTCGATACCAGAACTAAATGATCCATATAAATTCAATACCCACTTGTTTGCATTATATGCCCACCCCTGTGTTCTACCAAAAGTTGCAGCAGCACACTGAGTTCCATGAGTACTATTATAAGCAGTGCTAGTGTTTGATCCATTAGAATTGGCTCTAGTATAAGAAGTACTAACCAAAGCAGTTCCAAAAGTGGTAAATCCGACTGAACGATATGTAGTAGTGTTATTTCTCCACCAATCCACTGCAACACTACTAACAGGAACAACTGTTCCATCCCATCTAGTTTCTAATCTATTACCTGGATCAGCATTAAAAAAGTCAGGATCAATATAGTAAGGAGCATCAACAATCAAATCTAAAACATAGCATCTGCCATTTGGATCAAGAACATTACCCTCAATCATGTCTTGGGGACCAAAGATATATGGATCACCGTCAGGGTTCGTAGTGTTCTTATTAATATCAGCAACATCAGATGGATTATAAAATTCAATATGACCTAACCAAAATCCTTCATCAGCAACAATCACATCAACATTTTTTCCTGTAGCAAATTTTGGGATTCTATTATTAAAAATACTTGCCGCAGAAGATGTGGTATTTCCCTGAGAGAATACCCAAGGGTCTTGCTTTTGTGAATGACGATACAATTGAAATCCACTACGAGTCATAGTTTTGTAGTCAGTGGCTCCACCAGTAGTTGGAATCAAACTAAATGGTTGCCATGCGCGATAATGAGTAGTTACACCAACATATCTAAAATCCTGAACTGCTGCCTGCAACTCTAATGCAGGTGGAGAATGATCTTCCATTGCTTCATGACAATAGGAGACCTTTTCATGTGCCTCGACTAATGCCGCTTCCTCATCAGTTAAAAGATAAACTGCTCTGGTAGGACTATGCTCTTTTAAATCATCAACAGCAACAGCATCAGATGGAATGTTATCCTCCAATGTTCCATCCTGTGTCAGAAGTTCATGAATGTACTGCCAATCTTCTGGAGCAGTACATCCAACGGCGTAACGCTTTTTTTCCATATCTTATCAGAGCAGAGTTCCTCTAGAGAATCTATATGTAGTTATACCAGTTGTTCCTGTTAATGGTGTTACTTGTAACTGACAGGTTCCACTACTAATGGTAGAAGCAACTGATACAAGTGGATCAGTAGACGAATGCATAATTGCATATTCATTAGAGTATGCTCCGACACCATCTTGCATCACAAGAATCTTCTGTGATTGGATTCCATTTGCATGTTGAATGTGGAGGGTGTATTCAGCAGTCTTAAAGTCATTTGTGGAGACATTGAACTGATCTATAACTGCAGGTGTTCCTACTACAGCAATAAATGTTCCAATTCCAGATTGAAGTCCAAGGATTCCAACCTGCAGATCTGATCTTGGAAGTTCGGTCTTAATACCAACCGCAGATGTAGTGTGAATGCCAGCAGCATTATCAATAAACTTACCACCACTACCAACACCACCAGTAATAGTTACTGTCGCAGTACCACTAGCAAATGTAGTTGTAACAGCAGCACCAACAAAATTGATCGTTGTTGCTGTTCCGACTAAACTTCCTTCATCCTGAACAACAACACCAGATCCAACAGAGACAACTCCAGTCAGATTAGAACCATCCCCATAGAATGCGGTGGCAGTGACAATACCAGTTGCCTTAATATTACCACTAACAGAAAGTCTCTCATCGGGAGTTGTATCATTAATTCCAACATAACCATATGTGGCTCCTGAAGTAGGAGAACCACCATTAATGGTAACAAAATCACCAGTATCTACTGCTCCACCACCTTCTCCTTGAATTCTAAAATTAGGAACGTTTTGGAAACATCTCAATCTAAAGAGAAGAGCAGGACCAGCACTACTGTCATACTGCATGTATGCATAGTTCTCTGAAGCATCCGTGTCTTGTAATCTCCAAGTAGGTGTTGCTCCTTGAATGTTTATATCATCAACACAAGTAATTGTTCCAACAGATATGTTTGGAGAACCAGTGAGTCCTTGTGCAACAGTTGCAATTCCCGCAACATCAGCGTAAGAAGCAGCGCCAATATTGACATTACAAATGCCGTTTAAAATACTGGCAGTAACTTGATTACCAATGAAATTAATTGTCGCTGCTGTTCCAACTGGACTTCCTTCATCTTGGATAACAACACCAGAACCAGCAGCAACGATTCCTGTCAATCCAGAACCATCACCAACAAACTGAGTTGCAGTTACAACTCCAGTGAAGAAGGTTGGTGTTTGAACGAATAATCCACCATGTCCATTTGTTGTACCAATGCCAACTCCTCCATCCATGCCAAACGCTTGGAGTGCCAGAGAGACACCACTATTAGAGCGTATATTTCTTACATAACCATTATTCTCTAGAACCAAACTACCTGAAGATCCAAATGGCATCCACAGATCGCCACCATAAAGTCTTACATCTCCAGCAATATCAAGAGAGTATGATGCATTTACTGGTAGTCCAACACCAATATTACCACCAACACAATAGATATCTCCAGTCTCAAGAGTTCCTGTTATATTTACATCATTGAATGTAGATGTTCCTGTAGTATTAACACCACTACTTCCAGTTGCAGTGACAGTTACAGTTGCAATGCCACCATTTACTGCTGCCGATATTCCAGCCCCAACAAAGTTGATTGTTCCCGCAATACCTAATGGAGATCCTTCGTCATTAATGTAGATGCCAGAAGCACCAACAGACACATTAGTCAATCCAGAACCATCACCAACAAATTGAGTTGCAGTAAGGATACCACCCACAGTAGCATTGGTACTGATGGCAACAGTTGGTGCGTTTAAACTCAAGTTGCCAGGACTTTCTATGACTGGAGATGCTCCCTGATCTCCAATCAAATTCAGTTCCTTAACACCAAATGCTTTATTATTTGACATGATCCTTTTTTAGATATTTATTAGTTTGCAACCCCTTATCGTAATTCCAGATCCAGGAGTTATCTTCATAGTCTCTTGTTTTGGAGCAACTGATGGAGTCGATGGAGTCTCATTGCCAGTAAGAGCATCCCACATAACTATTGCATCCATTCCTTGAATAGATCTAAGATCACTCCAATCGCTGGATGTGGCAGTATCTGCCTCTGGACCATAATAAAATACAGTAGAGGACTGTATTCCTACAGTATTTTTTAACCAATTTTGAATATCAATTCCAGTCCATGTACGATTGTATTGCAGTTTGGTAGCAATAAAACCACATGCCACTGGACAAGCAGCACTAGTTCCATTAAAAGATGCATCTACATCTAAAGCTCCATTTGTAGTATCGTATCTATTATAGGTTGTTCCTGGAGTTGTATCTCCAGATGCCGCAAGAGTCTCATCTGCTGGGGCAAATAGCGCAACAAGATTACCCATATTGGTATATGTTGCCATCTGCTCTTGCCCGCCAGATATATTATCATCAAGAGCAGCAACTGGAATTGTTGGATATATTATATTTCCCTCCCCATCATCAAAAGCACCAATTTGCCCAGGGAATCCCTGTCTATTATGAGTATTATATGCAGTGTATCCAAATATACTTCTAGTAGAAGAGGTTAATGGAGTGCTTGCTGATGATGCCCAATAATTGTTATAATCTGGATGATCAGACTTGACTAGTTTTTGTCGTGAGTTGCCAGCAGAGCAAACAAATATTACTCCCGCATTAATCATCTCGTCACCAGCAGTAACCATAGAGTTTGGAGCATACTCAGATCTTATACTAGTCTGAGCAACATTACTCATAAATGCAGGTTTGCTGCTATACGATATTCCACCAGTGCCGTCTGTTCCTACACGATAATAATAATATCCAGAGGTTAATACACTACCACGATATCCAAAACTATTACTAGTTACTGTGGGATTTCTATTCCCATAGGTTGGATTTACTGGTTTATTTGAGTGAAATATTTTTGTAATATCAAAATATTGTTCTGTTCCAGTTCCAGACGTTCCATAAGAATTGATAAACCACTTCTGAGAATTAAATGCCCAACCATGAGTTCTACCATATGTAAGACTTGCACATGGAGTTCCATGATATCCACCATTAGTATGAAGTGCGCTATCACTGCCATTACATGCTGCTCTAGTGTATGAAGAAGTAACAGATACTGTTCCGATCGATTGGAATTCTGCAGACCTATTACTAGAAGTACTCCACCAGTTTCTTGCTTCTGTCTCTGTTGGTACAACAGTTCCATCCCAACGAGTAGTGAGTCTCGTTGCTGGATCTGCATTAAACCAGTCTGGATCAATATAATAAGGAGCATCTAAAACTAGATCCAAAACATCACATGTTCCGTTAGGATCTAGCGCATTACCACCAACATAGTTTGTTGGGTTAGATGAATTTGGTGCATTTCTTCTGAATTCAGAATGCCCAAACCAACAACTCTCATCAGATACAACTACATCTACATCAGATCCATCACCATAATATTCTAATCTACTTGTAAATACTGTGTTATCATCACCATCAATTACCCAAGGATCATCCTTTTGCATACAACGATACAATTGGAATGATGCCCTGTTCAAGTCCGAAGCATCTTCAGTGAGAAGACCACCCCAATCACGATATTGTCTAGCAGGAGTACTGTACCTAAAAGTTTTAGATATAGAATCAACAAGATCGTTGGGATCTGGTGCAAAAGTACCAAGATATTGGGAGCAATCTAAATTTACATATCGAACTCTAGCATCTGTTTTTAATGACTCTGCCTCAGCATCAGTCAAATAATATACAGCTCTAGTAGAACTATGTGATTTTTCATCATAACACTCTATACCACCAGCAAGAAGACTACTATGAATACTATTCCAATCTTCTGATGTATGTCCACCCACTGCATATAATTTTTTACCTTCACCTGCAGGTACTTTTGGTTCAGTCTCTTTCCATTCAGAATATTTAAATTGAGAGTTGTGAATAAAGTGGTTTGAATTGTTAATCACCTATCAGACTCCTTCTACTAAATTCTTAGTAAAGCGATATGTAGTTACACCAGATATTCCAGACTCTGGTGTTGCCTTGATTAAAATATTTCCTTGACTATATGTAGCGGCAATAGACACCATTTGTACAGGATGATACATGATTGCAAACTCTTGATAATATGCAGTTGTATCAATGCCTGCTCCACCATCATGAAGAACCAAGATCTTTTGGGTTTGTCTAATAGTTCCAATTCCCAATGTAATGAGATATTCACCACTAGAATATGCAGAAGCAGAGAAGGAATCCAGTTGGACTTCGACTCCAGGAGTTGCCGCAAATGTACCTACACCAGTCGCTAATCCGCCACCAGAAGAGGTGATTGTAACAATGCCAGCAGATGCAGGAGTTACACTAAGACCAGTACCGAAGTTAATTGTAGCAGCAACACCAACACCGACGCCATTATCCTGAATAACAACCCCAGATCCTACCGCAGTAACACCAGTCAATCCAGAACCATCACCAACAAAACTTGTTGCGGTTACAACACCAGTAGCATTGATACCACCAGTCACTAATGTTTCAGTTGTGCTAATTCCTGTTGCGGTTGCACTAATTGTTACGGCACCAGTAGATCCACTGACAGTGATTCCAGTGCCAGCAATAATTGAGGTTGGAATGTTGGTAAGTGATGCGCCACTTCCAGAGAATGCTATTGCAGTGATAATTCCAGTTGAACCACCAATACGTACATTATTGGATACCCACAGTTCATTAATTCCAGGATTGAACTGCAGGGCACCAGTGTCAACCATGGTGCGAACATACTGGTTACCACCAACCTGTGTATAAAGTGTGGGAATATTGTAGAATGCATTATCATCAGCAGATTCTTGAACATAGAATGGTCCATCAAATCCAGTGGTTGCCTTGATAACATCTGCAGTAACAATGCCAGCAGCAGTGATATTCTCGGTAACCTTTAATGATCCACCAACATGTAGTCTCTCATCAGCAGTGGTGCTACCAAAAGATACATATCCATGGTTATATGCCCCAGGAGATCCCCCCTGCATATACATGAGATACTGAGTGTTATTAATTCCACCACCCGCTTCAGACTGCCAGATGAAGTTTGCAGTATTGCTGAATGCTCTGGTTCTAAACAGTACTGAATTATTTGCAGATGAATCAAACTGCATATATGCATAATTCTCAGCAGCATCACTGTCTTGAACTCTGAGTGTAGGAGTAGCGCCCTCAACTGAGAGGTCATCTCTTACGGTAACTCTGTCACCAAAGGAAGATGTTTGACCAGCACCAACGAACAATCCACCAGTTGTATTGATCTCACCAACAGTGATATTTGGCGTTCCTGTAAGATTGGAAGCAATACCAGCAACAGCAGCATATCCAGAAGTTACCGACTCAGTTGCATAACTTGCCGTACTTGCAACACCAGCAACAGAAGCAAAACTTGCAGTACCAGTAAATGTTCCTTTAAATTCTTGTGCTGTAACAATACCCGTTAAAACGGCAGATCCATTGACTTGAAGATTACCAAATACAGTAACACCGATTCCAGAAGTAGAGAACTTCAGTGTATTATTATAATAAAGATTTGCCTCAGCATTTGCCTTAAAGGATGCACCGAGTTCAGTTGCTGTTGCTCTAATGTATACACCATCAGTTCCAGTGTTTGTCAGGTACAGAGCACCATCAAAATCATTATTGATTATATGGAATCCAGTAGCACTATTATTAGTACCCCAGAAGATATCACCATAGTTATTAACACCAATAGATCCAAATCTTGCAGTTGCAGATGAATCAAGAGTAAGGGTATAACCATTACTCATTGAGACATTTTGAGTAATATTTGAGGTTAAATATGAAGACAGATTTGGTGGGGTATAAGTAAATACACCAGAAGTATTATCATAAGAAAGAGAGGAAACACCTATTGGTGCAGTTGTAACTGATAGATCAGACAGTCCAATACCAGTACCACCAGCACCAGTAAGGTCTGCTGCTGCTTGCCACTCACTACCAGACCACTTCAGAACCTGACCAGCAGAAGGAGATGGTGCATTAACGTCAAGAAGACTGTTGAGGTTGGTAGCACCAACACCAGTCAGTTGAGAACCATCACCACGGAAGGATTGTGCAGTTACAATTCCAGCGAAGATTGCACTGGAAAGTCCAACAATATCGTTTGCAGTAACTTTACCAACAAAGGTACTAACACCATTTACATTTAAATTATTAACAATATCTACTTGACCAAGTTCAGAATCAAGGTATAGAGGACCATTGACACCGTAAATATTATTAAGACCAAAAGTTCCAAGTCTCAGATTGCTAAACTCAGCACTAGTAGCAGTAACAATTCCTGCAGAGAGTGTTCCGCTAGTTCTAAAGTCAGCAGTGCCAATAGACACATTTGCTTCACCAATATCATAGTTAACAAGTCTTACCCAATTGCCAGAGTGTGCATAGTATGCTCCACCTGTAGCATGTACATGAGCAAATGCACCATGATAAGTTCCAGCGTCAGGAAGATCTGCATAGGTTGCATACAGGAATGGCATGATGTTGCTGGTTGCAGCACCAACAAATCTAGTCGCTGTCAGAATACCTACAACACCAGCACCACTATCAGTTGTAGAGAACTTAAGAACACTATTATAGTAAAGATCTACTCCACTCCAACCACTATTGAATACAGCAGACTTTTGTCCACCACCATTTTGAATTTCTAAACTTCCACCATATGCAGTAACACGATTACCATGACGAATGATGCCCATGGATCCTGCAAAATTAGTAGATGCAAGATCAAGATAACTTTCAGTTAGAGTTACTGGATTGCCAGTCTCTACTTGATACAGACGAATATCTTCATTATCACCAACGTATATTCTCTCTTTTGCATACAATCTAGATGCAAACAGACCTGTAGATCCGATACTTAGATTTCCATTAGTTACACTAACAGATCCAGTAAATGCAGCACCAGCAAGAGATGCCTTTGTACCAATCAGATTGGTAGTTGTAGTTGCAAAGTTAGGATCATCTCCAAGTGCTGCTGCAAGTTCATTAAGAGTATCTAATGTTGTTGGAGCAGAGTCCACCAGATTTGCAATCTGCTGAGAAACATAAGCAGGAGTTGCAATACCAGTCAGACCAGATCCATCACCAAAGAAGGCACCAGCAGTAATAGTTCCAGTAGTGTTTACACTGGTAGAACTACCAATACCAAATACAACGTTACCAAAGTCGGCAATCTGAGATGTTGTAATACCAGTCAGAGATGCACCGCTTCCAGAGAAGGAAGTTGCATAGTGAGTACCATAGGTTGTAGCACCAGTTCCCAGGGTTTCTAACTTAAGGAGATTATTGTGGTAGATATATGATCCACCACCATCCATAAACTTGGCACCAAATGCAGTATTATTGAACTTGATATTTACATTTGTACCGTTAGAGTTCAGAACAAGATCACCTGTTCCAACTTCACTCACATATGAGTCTGCACCATCATGGTAAACTTGAAGATCCGCACTATTACCAAATACTGCTCTTCTGTTATCATCGAAGGTAGCATTGGTTTTAAAGGTTACAATACCAGTGAATACTGTATTACCACCACTAAAAGTAAGACCAGTAATTTGAGATCCATCACCAACAAATGAAGTTGCTGTGATAACACCTACACTCAGTCCACGAGTGGTTGTATTACCCAATGCCAAAATGCCATCGAGGTTTTGAGATTCTGCAGTCAGGTATACATTTGAATCTGTAGATCCATCTGCTTTAAGGAATTGGTTGGATAGACCACCCGCCTTAATAAACTGACTTGCAGTTACTACGCCAGAAACAGTAATTGATTCTGTACTAATGCTAGTTGTGCCAACACCAACAGAGAGACCTGTCAGGTTAGATCCATCTCCGTAGAAGGTTGTACCTGTAATAGAACCAGCAACAGATACATTGGAAGAATCAAGAGAGATTGCAGTGAGAACACCAGCAACT